AATACTTGTTCTTAATCAAGCTATTGCAATATCAGCTATAGACTTTGGCATTACTGAAGGTATGCGTTCACCAGAAAGAGCAAGGCAAATGAAAGCAGAAGGCAAAAGCAAAGTAGGCGACAAATCAAAGCATTGTACTGGACTGGCAGTAGATATTGTTTGTTACCATCAAGGCAAGATTACTTGGGAATATGAATTTTATGAAATGGTAGCTCAAGTCATAGGCGAGGTGGCAGATACATTTGATATTAAAATTCGTTGGGGTGGTAGCTGGGTAACTGGTGTATTTGAACTCAACCGAGATTTAGATTTTATTGACGCAGTTCACTTTGAGATTATAAAATAGATGTCTATATGGCTGAAAAAATCAGAATAAATATACGCAAGGACTATAAAGAACAGCTAAAACTATACCTAAATTTATCAAAAAGTCTTAATGCAAAGCTAAAAAAGCTATTTAACAAAACTGCCAGACAAGCAGAAAAAGAATATATTGAGTTTGGTGATATGTATTACTATTTCTTAGAAGATTTTGGGAACAGCTTCTATAAGATACTTGCCAATCATTACCGAGCTGTCATCACAGCTTCTGGCGAAAGGTTATTAAAGCAAAGAGAAAAGAAGCAAGAAAGTGCGATTGATATAGCAGTAGCAAAGTATATTCAAGAAGTAACAGCTACCAAAGTAACCGAAGTATCTGAAACCACCAAGAAAAGCATTAGAAAGTCCATAAAGAGAGGTATTGCCGAAGGGGAGTCCATACCTACCATAGCAAAGGATATACGTCAAAATAACGCATTTAAGCCTTACAGAGCCACCATGATTGCTAGGACTGAGACCCATTCAGCCATGAATTATGGTAATCACGAAATATCAAAAAGTTTAGATTTTGATAAGCCTGTTAAAAGCTGGGGAAGTGCGTTAGACGCAAGAACTAGGTCTTGGCATAGAGCTATGAATGGAACGACTGTTGCCAGAGATGAAATGTTTAAGGTTTTGACACCTGTTGCTGGTGGTGGATTTACCAAAAGAAGAATGAACTTTACAGGAGACTATCAAAATGGTGGTGCTTTAAATGTAATTAATTGCAGATGTTTTACCTTATATTATGATTCAGCAGATGATGTGATTGGAGCTTCACCAGAGCCAGATAATCCTGTAGTGTCAGTAGACGATATGCCACCAGTACCAGAGCCAAAGATACCTGTTGGATTTGTTGGATTTGGAAACACAACAAAATTAGAACAAAAATACCACGAAGACTCTTGGAACGATAGTCCAGAAAAATACAAAGCTATGGTTGCAAAGTTTGCTCCAATTACAATTAGACAGCGAAATAATCAAGGTGCTTTTTATCAAGGTGGTATTGCTGAGCCATATATAAATATTCCAAATAAAACTTATAAAGGATATGATAAACAGGCTTGTTTTGTCCACGAATATGCTCATTATATGGATAATGAAATAGGGTCAATTATTGGTGCTGGATTTTCTAAAAAAATTAATAAGAGAGCTAAAGATTTAGAAGATAGCTATGTAATTCGTAGAGAAAGAATGGCGTCATTGTATTATGCAAAAGAAATGGTCAAAGACGCAAAAAAAGTAAATGAAAATATTAAAAACAAGTATTATATTTCAGCATTAGATAAAGATGACCTTAAAAAATTTGAAAAAGATATTGAGATTAAATACCCTGATATATACAACCAATCAAGGGAAAAACAAAAAGAATTTGTGGAAGCCATGTTGTCAGATGGAAAATTTTTTAGCAAAGATGATTTAAAGCAGATGTTTTTCTTTGACACAAATAAAAGGAAACTTTTACCACAAGAGATAGATGGTCTAATAGCTTTTAGACACGCAAATATAAGAGGAATTGTTGATAATTATCAAAACTATGGTGAAGGAGTAATTGCAAGACTAAAATATTTGACTGAATATAGGTCGGTTGGCACAGAATACACTATAAATCTAAGAAGCAATTTAGGAGAATTGGCTGACTATATAGGAGCAATTAGTACGAATACATTTGGATATGGGCATAGAACAAGTTATTATAAAAATCAAAGATTAGAAACTGTTAGAATAGATGACATTTATATATCAGACCATAATTCAACAGAAGCATTTGCTGAATATATGGCTTTATCAGCTTCACCACAATCGGAATTGTTTAGAAAAAAAATGACTGACTTTGCTCCAAACACAAAAGAAGGGTTTGATGAACTTGTTGATGAAATCCTTACTTTAAAAGACGCTTCACCTCTTTAAAATTATTCTATTGCTTCCTCTGGTACATTAAAAACCCTTTGAGTTATTTCTTCTGGTGAAATTCTTTTGTTATTTTTTATAGCAGTTTGTGTTAATTTTATATAAGACTTTTCTATAGATTTTTCAGCAAAAGCATTATCATTATTTAAAATAGCAAAGCATAATAAATCTGTGTAATTGTCTGCTCCAAATTTATCAACATATGCTTCTTGCACTTCTCTTATACTCTTGTTTTTTTGAGTTTGTATATCTAATAAAACAGTATCTAATCTTGACATAATTATCCTCAATATTATTTGATTTTTTAAAATTATACTCCGACCTCTGCTGGAAAAAAAGGCTGAAAGAATTAGCAAACTCCCAGCCAAAGTCCTAATTAGTGGGAACTTTAGTTCCAATCATAAAAATTATCGTTACTAAAATCTACTTCTGAATATGGTTTACCTTTGTGTCTAGCAATTCTTTTTTTGTGATTTACTTCAACCATTCTCTGGCTTTTGTACTCTGGATTTATTCTAAGTTCGTCCATATTAAAGTTATCTTCATACTCACGTAAATCAAAAATATCCCATTTCTTTGCAAGTTTCATAGCTTCTTTAAAGTAAGCTATAACCTCATCTCTTTCTTGGGCAGTCTTAATATCATCTTCATAAATAATATTGCGAACTTCGCTTTGCATATCGTTAAGTATTTTTATTCTTGCTATTTCAATGTTTCTCATTTCTTGCTCCTAATGTAAGTGGGGGTATTTCTACCCCCTGTTAAAATTATACTGCTAAGATGTCAGCAGATACTAAATCATATCCTTCTATTTCTTCAAAAGTGTGGTAGAAAAATTCATCAACCATATCTTCAACACCATCTGACCAATTCAATAAATCTTGCATAGTGTCAGTAACTCCATCCCAAGTAATGAAATATGTTTGACGACCATTCACTTTACCTCTTGAGTAAATTCTAAAGATGTCATTGTTATCTCTTGTTTCTGGATAATGCGTACCTTCTTCTATCGTAATTTTACCAAACTCGTCATCAAAAGTTTCAGTTGGTCTATCCCAAGTCCAAGCTGGAGAAACATGGTCAGCTCTAACTTCAATGTATTCTTCATCACTCCATTTGCTAGTTTTATTAAAAGTTACATTTTCGTAACCATGTTTTGTTAAAAATTTCTCTATTTTTCTTTCTAATTTTTTCATTTTATTGCTCCTAAAGTTTTTTTGTTTACATGATTGTTATCAATCAATATGTAAAGTATATACAAACTGTATATATATGCAAGTCTTTTTGTTGTTTTTTTTCTAAGTAAATTACTTTTTAAATCAATAACTTACAAAATATTTTAATTTTTTTTTATTTTCTTATCGTTGTTTTTTCAGTTTTTCTAGTAAAACATCAAATACTTTATCAAATGTTTTTCTCATGCTTTGTATTTCATCTTCATCTCCTTCTTCCCTTGTTACTTCAAAAATGTCTAATGCTTGTTTTAGATTATCAATATCTTCCATTGTTACTTTCAGTTTGCTCATTGTTTTACTCCTTTTGTTTTTTTTGCCATTTCTACCATCATTAAAAATGTTTGATAGTAATAATTTTGCAACCATTGTCTTGCTTTTTCTTGTTCATCTGTTTCTATTAAATCTACTGCATATTCAGATAAATATTCAGACTTGTTACCCATGTTCTTAATTTCATCTGCACCTTGATAATAATTATCCATTTCTCTGCATATGTGATGACCTAATATTTGTCTTGCAGTAAGTCTAGTCATTCTTTTTTTCATTTTAAACCACCTTCAATTAATATTGCATTTCCAAATATAAATAATCCAAAGTTGTTGTTCATCTCTGCATTAAGTGGAAGATTATCTATCAAACCTTCTTCGTTCACTATCACATCATATTCAGATTCATCTATAATTACTTTCTCTGGGTGTCTTTCTATTCTGCCACCAACCAAAGACTGCATTTCTTTAAGGGATAGTTTTTTGTCGTTCTTTCTTACGATTGTTACTTCTTTGCTCATTTTCTTGCTCCTAAAGTTTTTGTTTACATGACTGCAATCAGTCAATATTGTTATTCTTATACATATCGTATAAAGAGTCAACAATTATTTTTAAATTAAAAAAAAAGATTATACACTATGTATAAATAAATTTTATGACAAGTATAAGTAAAATTATTTTGTAAGTCATTGAAAAGTAATGTGATTTAGTGTTGCAATAAATATTTAGATTTGATACAATATGTATATAGGTGAATTATGCCTATGTGAATATGAACTAAGTATCATATTCGATTTAAAACAAATTGAAAAAAAAGAGAATCATTATTAATTAATTAATTATGAGGAAATTATTATGTTTATTGAAGAAAGAAAAGTTAATGGAAAGTTAGATGGTATCTATGTAACAACTAATATAAATGGTTACTTTCATAGTGAATTTTATAGAGGATATACAACTAGCGAAGAAGATATTAGAGAGTGTGTTCAATATTTTCAAACTAGAATGTTTACAAATAAACTTTATGAATATTATATGGATTTACCATTTGGTAAAAATCTTCCGATTGTTACAGAGTTGCCATCTGATAGAGATTGTCTTCTACCTTAGAGGACTGTTCTATAATTAACTTTAATTGGGAGCTAGAAATAGCTCCCTTTTTTTTTCTTGTTATATTTGTAAGTTTATTGCTAGAATAGAATAACTTTTACTTGACAAGGAATTTAAGTTTATGGCTGAAGGGGAACATTTAGAAATAGTAAATGATGTCTTAGACCTTGAATGTGAATATAAAGAAATCGAAGCTGAAGAAGATGGAAGCTTTGAAGGCTATGCTTCAGTATTCAACAATAAAGATTTAGGAAATGATGTAATTAAACAAGGTGCATTTGCTAAGTCAATCTACGATAAAAAACCAAGACAAATAAAACTTCTATATCAACATAAGACAGATGAGCCGATTGGGGTCATTGATAGTCTTACTGAGGATAAGCGAGGTCTTAAAATCAAAGGCAGATTAGCTATGGGTACACAAAAAGGTAGAGAAGTGTATGAGCTAATGAAGATGGGTGCTTTAGATTCTATGTCTATTGGTTATAAGCTCCAGCCAGAAGATTACAAGTACAGCGAAAAGCTAAAGAAAAGAACGATTACGAATTTAGATTTGATGGAAGTGTCAATGGTTACATTTCCAATGAATCCAAAAGCTAAGATTACCAAAGTAAAATTAGCTGAAATGAGTGTAAGAGAGATAGAACATTACTTGAGAGATTCAGGGTTGATGTCTACTTCTGTTGCCAAACAAAGTGCCAGTATATTATATAAATCTTTTAATCAAGATTTAGGAGAACAGCGAGATGTTGTTGATAGTATGAAGCATTTAATTGAAACTATTAAACACTAAAGGAGTTTATTATGAGTGATGAAATCAAATCTGTAATAGACAATTTGGCTTCCACCTTTGAAGATTTCAAAAGTGAGAACTCAAAGCGACTAGACGAGATTGAAAAGAAAGGCTCGGCAGACCCTTTGCTTGAAGAAAAAGTTGACAAGATGGCAGATGACCTATCTGAAATGGCAGATACCAAACAGAAAATTGAACTTCAAGAAAAAAATCTTGCTGAAGCCCAAGCTAAGTTAGAGAGCTTAGAAACAGTAATAGCTAGACCAGAAACAGGGGAAAATAAAGATGTTGACATTCAAATGAAGGCATTTGGCTCTTGGTTAAGAAAAGGCGAAATAGATGAAATGGAAAAGAAAGCACTATATGAGTCTGACGACACATTGGGTGGTTTTTATGCTCCAGCAGAATATGTCGCTGATTTAATCAAAGGAGTTACTGAGATTTCTCCAATTCGTTCTATAGCTAGAGTAAGAAGTACAACAAATAGAGGTATTGAGATTCCAAAAAGAACTGGTCAATTCTCAGCTTCGTTTGTTGCAGAAACAGGTACTAGAACAGAGACCACAGGATATGCAACAGGTTTAATGCAAATAGACGCACATGAGCTTTATGCTTTAGTTGATATTTCACAAGCTATGTTGGAAGATTCTGCTTTTGATTTAGAAGCTGAAATGTCAGAAGAATTTGGTACACAGTTTGCAAAAGCTGAAGGTACTGCATTTGTATCTGGTAATGGTGTTGGTAGACCACAAGGGTTTACAGATTCAGGAGCTGGAGTTAGTTCAACTAATTCTGGAAGTGGAACTGCTTTGACTGCAAATGGTTTACTTGACCTTATGTATGATATTAAATCTGACTATATGACCAATGCTACTTTTGTAATGAACAGAGGTACGTTTGGTGCAGTATTAAAGCTAGAAGATACTGAAGGTCAGAAAATTTTTGTGAATAGCATGAGCTTTGTTGGTTCTGCTCCATCAACAATTCTTGGTAAGCCATACATTTTGGCTGAAGATATGGCAGATGTTGCTGGGTCAGCTAAACCAATAGCTTATGGAGATTTCTCAAGAGCTTATACTATTGTTGACAGAGTGAATCTTTCAGTAATGAGAGACCCATTCTCACAAGCAACAAGTGGTAATATACGTTATGTCGCCAGACGTAGAGTTGGTGGTGCTGTAGTTTTAGCTGAAGCTATTAGACTACAAAACATTTCTGCGTAAGGGAGATTATTATGAGAGATATTTCAAATAGAACTAAGGCAGTTACTTGTCAAGATGCAAAGGTGTTCACAGCAGATACAGATGGAACTACTGTTGACCGACTTGGTTTTGAGTCAGTAATGTTTGTCGTAAATTCTGGTATTGAAGGAGATACATTATCTGGAAGTGTAAAATTTGATTTTATACTGCAAGAATCAGATGATGATTCAACTTTTACTGCTGTTACAAGCTCTACATCTGTAACAGAGGGAAGTGTTGATTCAAGTGGAATCTTCTTAACACTAGACGCAAATGGTGAAACACCTCAGACCAGTCAAATTGGTTATATTGGTGGGAAGCGATATGTGCGTGTTAAAATAGACGCAACTGGGACTCATTCCAATGGCACTCCAATAAGTGTTCAAGGAATACTTGGAAACCCTATTGATTCTACAGACGCATAAACCTTGCTAAGTTTGTGAAGTGTGGTTTTGATTGCTCATTGTCTGCACTTCACTCTTAGGCTACATGGAGAGATGACATGAAAATAAAAATGTTAGTTGATACAAAAGGCTCTGCTAATGAATCAGGTAACGCAACAATGATGTATAGAAAAGATGATATTGTTGATTGTGATAAAAGCTGGAAAGTTAGTTTGGGTCAAATGTTTTTAGACAATGACTTTGCTATTGAAGTCAAAGTTGATACACCAAAAGAAACTAAGGCAAAAAAGAAAGCAGTTAAGAAAAAAGCTACTAAGAAAAAAGGTTAATCATTATGGCTAGGACGATTGGTAGTACATTCTCTACGCAAT